TATTTCAAAACTAATGTTGAATTCGCGCTACCTATGTTGGAAAAAATAGCTACATATGGGATACGTGAGAGCTTCCTGGTAGGAGTTCTCGTTTGGTGCTGTGCACTAAGTAAGATAAACAGGCAACTAATGAGCAGGAGTGGCATCTGGCTATGGGACATTACTAATGAAGCCGATTTTTATAATCGGATTAAGAAAGACTTCAGCCAGCGGCTTAAGGCAGTGCAGAATCTATTAGATATGGACATGACACAATTCTTTGAGATGGAAGTATTAGTAAATAGAGGTGTCGGCTCAGTTGACTGGGAGGCTGAGAAATTACATAGAATAAAGCCTAATACGTGTACAATAAATGCGGGTATCATTTATAAAGAATCTACTAACTTGTTTCAGAGACTACTCTCACTAAACAGTAAGCCACAAAAATCTTCTTGGGATAGTTACTGGGCCGGACGATGGCAATGGTCACCGACAGGTGCCTATCATTCACAATACGAAAGTGATAACCAGTACAAAGCGAAATCACGATTGTTGAGGCACAAGTTCTTTGCATTCAACAGGATGCCGGACATCACTTTTGAAGAGATGATCAGTAGAACACCAGAAATAGTGGCTTGGCCTTCAGTCAAATGCGAGTGGGGGAAGCAAAGAGCTATTTATGGTGTAGATGCGACAAGTTTTATTATTAGTGGCTATGGCTTCGCAGGTTGCGAAGAGGCACTAAGTGCATTATTTCCTATCGGGCCAGCAGCTACTGAGGATAATGTGAGTAAAACTGTACATGAAGTATTACGCAACGGTATACCGTACTGTTTTGATTATGAAGACTTTAACTCACAGCACTCACATGATAGCATGCAAGCTGTGCTCGCAGCATATCGTGAAGTGTTTAAGGATAAATTGTATAAAGAACAAGTTGATGCTATAGATTGGACGATACTCTCTTTACATAATAGTAAAATATTGGCAGAGAATGGTGAATATAATACGCGTGGAACGTTGCTGTCAGGCTGGAGACTGACAAGCTTTGTTAATACCATACTTAATTATATATATGCACAAGTTGCACTACAGGGTACAGGGATGGTGTCTACCCATAATGGTGATGATGTGCTAGCTGGCGTAGCAACATACGGACAGGTACAACGCTTACAGACAGGAGCTGCTAAGTATAATATTCGATTTCAAAAGTCAAAATGTTACCTGGGAGCTATCGCAGAATTTTTACGGGTTGATCACCGAGTAGGAACAGGTGCGCAGTATTTAGCTAGAGGTGTTTCTACGTTCGTTCATGGACCTACAGAAGCAACTATACCCAATGATCTATGCAGCGTGCTTTCTTCTATAAAGACTAGAGCACAAGAACTAGTAGAAAGAGGAGGTTACCCGGAAATAATTAGATATTGTAAGATGTTGCAACACCAACATCTGTGTAAACTATGGAATATTACACTAGATGAAATTAATATAATAGAACGCACACATGTATCTTTAGGTGGTCTGAATACAAAGATTGTCCCTGGCGGATTAAATTATAAAGTCGAGAGGGTACAACAGAGATACTTAACGGATGAAGATAGTGTTGATGATAGCAAAGCGGATTTACCAGGAGTACACGCTTATGCTAGAAAACTGACTAGACGTCTTATAGACAATAAGTATTATACACATATAGTAAGTGCAGCACGCAAGGCCATATTAGCAGCTTCAGTAGCAGTGAAGTTCGGGGTTAAGCTCATTAAAATTGAGTTACCTGATCACTGTATTGAAATGAACGCTCAACAATATGGTATGTACAAACATGAAAGTTTGGGGATTAAAACCATTATGGCTAAATCACTCAATATACCTTTAATAGCTATTAATGCTGACTGGAATTATCTTAGTTCACTACTGGCTAGTGAACATGATCAGTTGAAGGCTATGAAGATATTATTCTGAGTGATTTAGTACATTACTGGGTTTTAA